TCTTTGGCGGCTCAGATTGAGTTAAAGAAAAACCCTGTGACTGCCACAGGTACGCCTTGGTCAACAGCACCATCAGCATAACATGGAAGACGTAACACACGCCCAAATCTATGAGCGTCTGTGTGCTGTCGAAGCTAAAGTAGACAAGCTAGACAAGAGCACAGAAGCTGTAGTTGCTGCATTCAATGCAGCTTCTGGTGCTTTCGTTGTTCTTGAATGGCTTGCTAGAGCAGTGAAACCCATTTTAGTTATTGGTGCATTCTGTGGTGCTATATGGCTAGCCATAGAAAACAAGTTGCATCATTAATATTTTTATTAATAACATCTTTCCCTGTTTCGTCCAAGGAGGAGAAGTATAGGTGTGTCCGATGGACATGGACTGGAGATGTGTACAACAGAAAAGTTGTGTGCATTGAATGGAAAAAGGTTGAGCGATGATTGATCCGATGACAGCCCTAGCTGGCATACAGTCAGCAATCAGCATGGTGAAAAAGGCCAGCAAGGTAGCCAATGATTTAGGCTCTCTTGCCCCAATGATTGGCAAGATGTTTGATGCCAAGTCTGTAGCAACTAAGGCCATGCTTCAGGCTAAGAGAGATAAGAAGGGTTCCAACATGGGAACAGCCCTTCAGATTGAGATGGCTCTAGAGCAAGCTAGAGCCTTTGAAAAAGAATTGCAGATGTTGTTCATGCAGACAGGCAAGATCGATGTTTGGAACAAGATTAAAGCTAGACAAGCTGAAATGGATTTGGAAGATGCTAGAGAGATTAGCGCACTAAAGAAGGCTGAGAAAGAAGCTAAACAAAAAGAACAAGAAGAAAAAGAAATAGTAATTGCTATTACTGCTATTGCCTTTGTTTTGTTTTTAGTGTTTATCGGAATCTATGAATTGATGGAGTTCTGTGAAACCACTAGACGTTGTGGTGGGCGATGAATGAATATCAAAAACAATTTAATTTGTTTTGCAAGGTTCTCTGCTATGGATATGCTGCATGGTGGTTTCTAGGGTTTCTCAGGTTTTTACCTGACGATTTGTCTAACAAGATTGTTAATTTATTACTTGAAAAGATTGGACTGTAATGCTTTCACTATTTTCTACACTTGGTGGCTTGCTAATTTCTGGCTTGCCTAAGTTACTGGAGTTTTTCCAGAACAAGGCAGATCAAAAGCATGAGTTAGCTTTGGCTCGAATACAAACAGAGCGTGAGTTACAGTTAGCTGCACAAGGATTTGCTGCCCAACAAAAGATTGAGGAAATCCGCACAGATCAGATTGCTATGCAGACTGATGCACAGATGACTGAGGCGGCTCTAAAGCACGATGAAAAGGTCTTGGCTAGGGCTAGTACATGGGTGGTCAACTTTATTGGTACTGTACGCCCGATAGTGACCTATATCTTTGTTTTAGAGTTGTGTGCTGTCAATACATGGATTGCATACTATGTGTACAAAAACCCTCATTTGGTTTTGAACATGGATGACTTGATTAGGTTGTCTGACATTATTTTCTCTAGCGATGAGATGGCTATGCTAGGTGGAATCATTGGATTCTGGTTCGGTTCACGCTCTTGGTCTAAGAAATGAAGCTGAGTAAAGCTGGGGCTGATCTGATGCACCAGTATGAGGGGTATAGGAACAAGCCTTACCTATGCCCTGCTCATGTCTGGACAATCGGCTATGGTCATGTTCTTTATCAGGAACAGATAAGACTTCCAGTGGTGGCAAAAGAGGGATATAATGGTAGTATTCGACAACAATATCAATTGAAGCAGGAAGACAATCGTGTATGGTCTAAAGAAGAGATCAATAAATTATTCGAAGATGATGTCAGTAGTTTTGAACGTGGTGTTCTTCGACTTGCTCCTGCTCTTAATGGTCGTCAAGGGTCTTTCGATGCGTGTGTCTCTTTTGCATTCAATGCTGGCTTAGGGAACTTTCAAAGATCTACTATTAGAATGAAGATTAATAGAGATGACTGGGAGGGAGCTGCTGAAGCTTTTATGCAGTGGACAAAAGGAGGAGGCAGAGAACTCCCCGGTTTAGTTAAACGAAGGAAAGCTGAGATTAAGCTTTTCAATAGTTGACTAAATGTAATATTTGTGTTATCACATTAAATAAAGAGTTATAATGATGTTACCAACTTCTCTTAGTATTGTAGGCAGAGAAGTACCTGTAAAGGTTGTGGACGAACTTCCCAGCCAACTAGGTGAGTATAGTTATGAAGACTATTCAATTAAAATTAAGTCTGGTCAGCACCCCTTGGCGGCTGTAGATACATTGTTACATGAATGTATTCACGCTATAGACGACTGCTTCCAATTAAAAATGTCAGAGAGACAAGTGTATTGTGTAACTGTAGGAGTGATAGCACTTCTAAGAGATAACAGAGATATGCTTGCTTATTTGACTGAAGCAATAGAGAAACCAAGAAAAGTATGAAAGATTTTACAGCACAACAAAAGGAAATAGTAGCTAGAAAACTAGGCTATGATGGCCCTATGCAAGGCTTTGATGAGTTCATTGCTTCCTCTCCTGCGTTAGAGGCTAAGTATTCTGCCATCACTGGTAAGTATGCTGAGCGTATGGCTAAGGGTGGGCTTGTAAAAAATAAACGTAACTATCGTGTTGGTGGTGATCTTGTTGCTGGTGTTAATGAGGATGGTGGTTCAGGCATGGGAGTTGGTATGCCTTTCTCTAGTGGTGAGGATAACTTACCCACTTTGAATCCACCTACACAATCTGTAGCACTTCCAGTACCAACAACACCAGCAACATCTTCAGGACAAGACTACGATGTGATGCAGCAAGGGTATAATGATGATGGTACGCCTAACTACATCCAAGTACCTAAGGGTGCTGCAGGAAATGCAGCATTACAGCCATCAGAAATACAGTCAGCAGCAGGGACAGCAACCCCAGCAGCTTCTGCCACAAGAGGATCAACACCTGCTGTAGCACCTATTGCTCCTGTTCCCGTTGCTGGAAAAGCTTCTCAAGTAACTGCTGCACAAATTGCTCCTACTGATGCTCAAAAAATAAGCACAGAAAGCAGGGCTGGTGAGACAGCAACACAGGTAACAGGGGCTGCTACTGCCACGGCAGGACAAGCTACAGCCACTCAAACTGGGCCAGCGGCTACATATGAAGCTTCTAAAGCTGCTCCTGCAGTTGGAGAAGCATTGGCTGGTGTCACTGGAGCTACTGGTGCAGTATCAAAAGAGGCACAAGTTACAGCGGCACAAGGACAGATTTCTAAAGAAGCTATTGCAAAAGCTCCTACTGCTCCTGCTGCAGCACAAGTGGCAAATGTTCCTGACTTGGCATTAACAGAAGGACAACTAGCTAAAGCTGCTACAATGGCAGATGTTGGTGGACCAGCTAAAGCTACTGCAGCCACTACAGATAAAACATTTGCAGCACAAGCAGCACAACTTACAGGCACTCCTCAAGCTAAAGCAGAAACAGAATATACACTTCCTGAAGTTAGATATGCTTCAATGGATGCTCCTGCTGTGTTACCTGCAGCTAAAGCGGCAGAGATTCCTTCTGCTACTTCCCAACAAACAACAGCCACTTCCACTGCTGTTTCTCAGCAACGTGCTGTAACACAGCAAGAACTGGTTGATGTAGCTAAGCAAGGCTTACAGCTTGAAGCTGTACAAGCTGTGGCTGCAACAATGGATGCATTGAACAGTGCAGCTGTAGCTACAGCACAGCAAGGAAGCTTTAGTCAGTCATTAGCTACAGCACAGACAGGTACTGTTGAAGCTGCTGCTACTGTTGCTGGTCAGATGGATAAGCTGATGCAGCAGTTTAATGATGGCACTCCTGCTTGGGCTGCGGGTGCTATGCGAGCTGCTAATGCTGCTATGGCAGCTAGAGGTCTAGGAGCAAGTAGCATGGCTGGTGCTGCCATTGTACAAGCTGCTATGGAATCTGCTGTTCCTATTGCTGCTGCAGATGCTCAGGCATTTGCAACAATGGGTTTAACAAACCTAAACAATAGACAACAAGTGTCTCTTGCAAATGCTGCTGCTTTGCAGAACATGGACTTAGCTAACCTAAACAATCGTCAGCAAGCTGCTTTACAGAACAGTGCTAATTCCTTTGCTTTACAAAGCCAAAATCTTTCTAATCAACAAGCAGTTGTGTTAGCTAATGCACAGCTTAAAGCTGCGGCTGAAGAAAAGAACTTAAGTGTTAAAACACAGGTAGCTATTACTAATGCTGCTCGTTATGCTGAAGTTAATAACATCAATCTTAGCAATGCACAGCAAGCAGCTATGCAAAGATCTGCTGAGAATATACAAATTGATTTAGCAAATCTGAATGCTCGTCAACAAACATCTCTTGCTAACCTGCAAGTTAGAGCAGCCATTGTTGGTCAAGAGCTTTCTAATGAACAACAAACAGCAATGCTTCAAAGCACACAAAACTTTGAAGATGCTAAGTTTGATGCAACAAATAAACAACAAGCATTCATTCAAGACTTCCAAGCTAGAGCAGCTATGGAAGGTCAAGTGTTGCAGAACAAGCAACAAACAGCTTTGTTTAATGTTTCTTCTGTATTGCAAGAAAGAAATTTAAATCTTACAGCAGAACAACAAACACGTTTGTATAACACAACCAATGCTATGCAAATTGAAGTTGCTAACATGTCTAACAAACAACAGACAGCGTTGGCTAATGCTCAAATTGAAGCAGCGTTAAAAGGACAAGAGCTTAGCAATAGACAGCAAGTGTCTATAACCAATGCTGCCCGTGTGTCTGAGATTGCTAACATTAATTTCACAGCAGACCAACAAACAGCACTGGCAAACTCACAGCTTATCCAGCAAGTTAACTTAGCTGATTTAAGTAATCAGCAAGCCACAGTGTTAGCCAATGCTGCTAATTATGCTGCTATGGACATGGCAAACCTGAATGCTAGACAGCAAGCTGCTGTTACTAATGCTCAGGCTTTCCTAGCTATGGACATGAAGAACTTAGACAATACACAGCAAGCCATATTGTTTAAAGCACAAGCAACAACACAAGCATTGTTATCAGACACTGCTTCTGCCAATGCTGCTAAGCAATTTAATGCTGCTAGTGAAAATCAAGTCACTCAATTTAATGCAACAATGGCTACACAAGTTAGTCAATTTAATGCAACACAAACTACAGCAGTTAGTCAGTTTAACACTGATCAAGCAAACTCTATAGCTAAGTTTAATACAGAAGCACAGAATCAAAGACAAGCTTTTAATGCTTCTCAACGATTGGTTATTGATCAATCTAATGCTCAGTGGCTAAGAGAGATTTCAACTGCTAACACAGCAGCTACAAACGCAGCAAACAGCTTGAATGCACAGTTGTCACAGAATATGACATTGGCAGAATATAATAATCAGACACAGCTTTATAGAGACAGTGTTTCTTTTGCTTGGCAACAAGGACAAAACGATGAAGATAGAGCTAACAAACTTGCAATTTCTGCAATACAAGCAGATGCCACAAAAAATGCAGGGGTAGCAGCAGAAAAGACCAAAGCAACAGGAAGCCTCATAACTACAGCAGCTAAGGCAACAGCTATGCTTCTCATGTCAAGTGATGAACGAATGAAGGATATACAAGGGCCAATCACTAATGCTTTAGATAAAATTAAAGAAATTGGTGGATACTCCTATACTTATAAAGTAGAGACTGAGCCTTTTGGTCATAATAGTACAATCACTACAATGGGTGTATTGGCAGGGCAAGTTAAGAAGGTGTTGCCAGAAGCTGTTAAGCCCACCCCATTTAATCCAAATTGGGACATGGTAGATTATGCAGCAATTACTGGTTTGTTAGTGGCTTCCGTTAATGAACTCATCACTAAGGTTGATTTGCTTTCTACACGATTGAATGATCTGGAGAAGAAATAATTATGCAGAATTTTAAGAAGTATTACAGCAAGATAAATAGCATTGTTGAAAAGAACATGTCAGTATCCAAGCCCACTGCAGTATCGAAAGGTATTGTGGATCGCCCAACAAAGAAGGAAGCAGCACCAGAAGGTAAGATGACTGCTGAGCAACAAGTGGCTAAGTATGTTGAGATTATTCGTAAACAAAAGAAGGAGCTTTTAAATGATAAAGGATGAAGATTTTTTAGAAGCTCCAATTCCCGGCATGTCTTTGACAACAGAACCGGGCAGTATGCCTTGGGAACAACCTCCTCAATTTGTAACAATTCAACAGGTAGCTGATTTTTATATCGATAAACTTACAGAAGATCAAGATGCTATTGATAAAGTTATTGATGCAATTGAGCTAGGTGTTCCTCTTCAGTCGTTGGCTAATGGAGTCATCATGTTTAATATGATGAAAGGTATTCACACTGTTGATGTAGGTTTCTTAGTAATGCCTGTCATTGTTGAATTGTTTATCACCTTAGCTGAATTAAATGATATTGAATATTTCATAGATGAAGAAGATAAATTAAAAGGTAAAGTTTTAGACAGAACTCTTGTAGAAAAAGTTGTTAATAGTTCAGAAGCTAAAACTGAAGAAGCTATTCAATCTTTAGTTCCTGTTAATAAGGGTTTGATGTCTAAAGGAAATATGTAATGTCTTTTTTAATTCCACTATTACAAGGTGCTCTTGAGGGGTTCACTGAAAAGACCAAGCAGGAAGATGAACTTAATACTGCTGCTATTCAAGAGAAACTAAAAGCTTCTTATACAACTAGACTTGAGAGAAGAAAAGAACTTGAAACAGAAAGAGCATCAGCAACTAAGGTTGTTAATTCTCTTAGAGGTATTGAGTTTGCTGATGGTCCTTTGGATAATAGTCAACTAATTAATATTGCCACTAAACCTAAACTAGCTGAAAGTATTCTTAAGAAACTGGATGATGATCCAGAGTGGTTTAAGAAAACAAACAGAGGTTTCATTAAGCAAGTTGAAGGAGTTGATCCTACTATTGATATTAATAAACACTTTGATGATGTTTATCGCTTGCAGAAAGAAGCAGCAGTGAATGCTGAGTCTTTGTTTGCTGCTCCTGAAGATGCTTCCTTCTTTGAGAAGAGAACAGCTAGAAGAAATTTACTTGTTGCTAAACAAACAGCAGCTAAGCTTGGTGTGTCTTTAGAAGACTTGATGTCTACATATAAGCCATCCTCTTCCTTTGTTTCTAATATGGGTAGGGTGGATCCTTCTGCTTTAACTAAGCCGGAAGATTTTGATAAGATGGAGAAGAGGCTCAAGGCTGAGTTTCTCACTGCTCAACAGTCTGGTGATCCACAGGCAATTGCTAAAGCTGATGCTAACATTGGTAGGCTTGTCATCTTGAATGAGAAGATGAGGGTTGAAAAGAAATCTGAAGCTGAGATTCAAAGCGATATGGTATCAGAAATTCAAAAGGCCATGTCTGAAAAGAACCCAAGCAAAGCTAAGAATTTAGAAGCTCTCTTACAACAACGTAAAGTATTGCTTCGTGAGCTTCCAGCACCTTCAGCACCTGAAAAAACAACACAAAGCAATTGGATTACCATTGCTAATAGATCAGTGTCTTCTAGAATGGAAGAGCTAATTCCGGGTAAGTTTATTTCTACGGTTGCCTTGGATGGTACAATTACTATGACACCTAAAGCAATTGGTGACACAGAGTTTAAAGCTGCGATGACTAAAGCTAAAAACGAAATTATTAATGACTTCACCGTTAATGGTGTTCCTAAGTCTGAGTTTCATAAGAACGCTTTAATATCTATTGGTATAAACTTTAGAAATGGAAAAGCTGTAGCTGGTGGTAATGTGTTAACTACCGAAGATGTAGCGGCTGCTAAGGCTGCTGCTGCAGGAACTCCAGCACCTGCTGCACCTGCTACACCCACTGCCCCTGTAGTGCCAGCAGCATCTACAGCAAGCGGTAGATCAACCCCCACTCCTGCTATTCCTTTGCCTTATACAGCAGATGGTAAACCAGACACAAATAAATTGATTGTTGGTCAGAGATACAGAACAGCAGATGGCACAGCTATTAAAAAGTGGAACGGTACTAACTGGGAATAATTAATGGCAAATGAATTTGACCTCTTTACTGCAGCCCCTACGGGGGCTTCTGCTTCTCCTCCACAAGATGAGTTTTCTTCTTTTCTTCCTACAAAGAAAGATGAATTTTCTTCTTTTGTTTCTGCACCAGCACCTCAAACTGCTGCCCCTACACCAGTAGAAGATTTAACTAAACCCTCCTTCTTTGTTCGTCCACAGAAAGCTACAGCTTTGGTGAAAAGAGCAGCAGATATTAGAGAAGAAGAAGCAAAGAAGATTCCTTTTGATGCTTTGTGGAAAGATAACAACAACTATAAAGTTATTCAAGAATATGCTCTTGCTCGGTTTGGGCAGCAAGAAGGCACTCCTAGAAAAGGTGAAACAAAACAAGACTTTGTTAATCGTTTCGCTACACACATGAGGAGACTTGATTTTGGTAATGAAATTGATAGTGTGGGGGAGATGCAGTATTTAAACAATGCCAAGAAAGAAGACATTTTAAAAGCAGGTGCTGCTTATGATTTGTTCAAGAACACTGCTGGTGTGTTTGATGAAAAGAATAGAGGACAAAAGGGATTCCGTCCAGTAATCGATGCTATCTCTAGTATTATTAGTAGCCCATCTACAGCCCTAACCTTAGGTACTGGTAAGGTGGCTACTAGTGGCCTATCTAAACTAATAACAGAAAAAGGAACCAAAGCTGCACTAACTTCCGCTAAAGGTGTTGGGATGGCTACTGCTACTCCTGCTGTTGGTGGCATTACCACCGCTGCTCAGAATGTCACTACTCAAAAGATTGAATTGAATGTAGCTCAAGCTGAGCTTGATCAAGCTAAAAAGATTGATCCTGCTACATTAGATGCAACAGGACAAGCTCTATTAAAAACATATGTTGAAGATAGAGAGAAGAGACTGCAAGAAGGTGTTAGAGGAAAAGAAGTTGCCTTAGCTGGTGCTATTGGTGCTGTCACTGAAACAGTAGAAGTACTTCCTTTCCTGCGTGGAGCTGTCAAAGGTAAGACTAGTCAACTAAATGAAATTCTTAAATCTAGAAAGCCAGCTGTTGGTGAACCAACAACACCTGCACCTAAGGTAGAAGTAACACCAAAAGATCCAACAGATAAAGCATTGGAAGATGCTTATGACATCTATGAAGGACGTAAGCTTCTTGATGCTCAAGGCCAGCCTACGTCTGTAGCTCAGATGGAAGTTAGGAACGATCTTAACAAGAGAGCTACACTGATTGCTCAAGACATTTGGAAACAAATGCCTGAGCTTGCTCCTCAAGCTACAGAGAAAGTTTCTGATGCTATTAAACGTACACTAGAATCTGTAGATACATTTGATGACATTGTGTTCGAGAGAGCATTGGCCTCTGCCGATGTAACACCAGATGAGTTTGCTAAGATGTTTAGAACTTCAGCAGGGGATGCTGCTCGTTCTTTGCAGAGCCTATCTGTAGTTGCTCGCTTACAAAACAAACTGAAGAACATTGACCCTGCTGCTGCATCTGAACTGAATAAGATGTATGGTGATAGAAGTGCTGTAACTTCTGCATTCACTGGTGTTAGAGACTTTGGTATGCGTCTTGATAGAGAGCTAAAAGCCTTGATGGTGTCTCAGCTTTCTACAACTCTTAGGAACGCCTTCTCTGGTGTGTCTGTCATTACCTTTGGTACAGCAGCAGAAGCTATTGAATCTTCTTTATATAGACTAGGAAAGACAGCAGGAGAACTTGCCACTGGTAAGCCAGTAACAGGTAGTTTCACTGGTGGCTTAAAGGGTGTCTATGATGATGCTGTACGCTCTGCTTTCTACTTAGGCCAAAGAGACTTGTCTTCTGAAGTGACAGAAGCTTTGCTTAATGGTACTCCTGCTTTATATCGAAGGATGGTTAAGACAACAGGCGAAGCTGGTCCTAATGACTTGTCTAAGGCAGCACAAATTGCTAACACATTCAACGTAGCACAGGATGCTTTCTTCCGCAAGGCTATGTTCACTTCCTCAGTGGAGAAGCAATTAAGCCGTGTTGGTATTAACATGTATGACGTTATTGCCCAAGGTAAGCAAGTACCTTTTGATGTGTTACAGAATGCTGTTAATGAAGCACTAACAGGTACATTCAGCAAGATGCCTACCAAAGGCCCAATGTTCCATGCTGTGAAGTTTATTGAAGAGCTTGGTCCTATTGGCTCTACAGTTATTCCTTTCCCACGCTTCATGGCTAATGCTATGGAGTGGACATATAAGCACATGCCTACTGGTGTTTTATCTGGCAGCACAGACATTGCTGCTGGTTTGACAAAGATGGCTAAGGGTGAAGCTGATATGGGAACTAAACAAGTCACTATAGGACTTGAGAACTTTTCTAAAGGTGCTGTAGGCACTGCTGCTTTGTATGCTGCTTATAAATATAGACAAGAAAATCAAGACACTGAGTGGTACAACACAAAGAATCCTGATGGCTCCACTGTAGATGCTAGAGCTTTATTTCCTGCTGCTCCTTTCTTAGCACTAGGTGACTACCTTGTTAAATTTCAAAATGGTAGAACAGACGAATTTAAATCTAAAGAATTTTTAGAAGCCATGACTGGTTTCAAAGCACCAGCAGGTACATATTCATGGCTTGGTGATAAGTTTGCTGAAGCACAATCCAATGCAGGGACTGGCGAAGACACAGCAAATAACAAAGTTAAGACATTCTTTGGTGAGTGGGTTGGTGAATATTTAGGTAGAGCACTTGTTCCTTTCCAACAGATCAGCGACATCATTGGTGCTATTGATCGTAACGAAACTCTGCCTAGAGATGCTTATCAGATTCCGGCAGGTGAGGAAGGCTTTACTTCTTCAGCTACACAACAGTTGATGAAGCGTACTCCTATATTGAAACAAGAGCTTCCAGTATATCAACCACCATTGAGAGAAACAGCAGCCTTTAATGACAATGGTCCATTGAAGATGTTATCGGGTATTGCTATTAAAGGAGTGCCTTCTGAACTTGAAGGTGAAGTTTCTCGACTCAAAGTACCTTTTAATAAAATCTTCACCACCACTGGTGACAAGATTGTAGATGCTGAAGCTCGTAAGGTTATGGCTCCATTGGTTATGGAACAGTTTGACAATCTTAAGAATACTAGTTTCTATTCAGAAGCTAGTAAAGATCTGCAGAAGATAGCTCTACAGAATCTGATTGGGTGGGCGCAGAAAACAGCTAAAGAAATTGCTACTAGTAAAGATGAAGCAGCAGCTTTTGCTGCTGGTAAACAACCTCGCTTGTACGAAGTACAATACTCTAAGCTACCAGCAGAACTTAAGCGTGTTGTTGTTGAAACATATAAACAACAACAAGGTAAGGATTTAGAAACAACCAAAGACTATGCTTCTGCTCTAGCAATTGCTGCAGCCATGAGAGAGCTGCCCGGATATGCTGTAGGCGGTGATGTAAGAGATCTTGGTAAAGCTTCTCTGTATGAAAATCAAATGAAGAAGCTTACAGCTTCTAAGCTGAAAGTCATTAGTAGTCAGTTTAGAGAAGTGTTTGGTAGACCTTTTGATCCAGCTACAGACTACAAAGAAGCAGTTACTTTAGCTAAAGATACAGGACTAATTAGTTCTGGTTATGCTGCTGGTGGTGTTGTGAAGATGAGTGTTGGCGGCTCAATGGCTAAGAAGATTGTTGGTGAAGCTGCTGAGGCTGGTATTAAAAGAGGAACAATGTCTCTTGGTGATATTATTACCAAGCATTCTGTTACTCCTGTTACACAGCAAACAGCACAAGCACTAGCTGCACCTGCATCTGCTATTGCTAAGACACCCTATGTTAAGAACAAGTATGGTCCTGCTGTATCTCAGCCTAAGCCAGTTGATGTTGAGATGGAAAAGCTTGTATCAGAAGCTGAGGCTGTTCCACCCCCTAAGATAGAGCCTGAAGTGGTTCCAGAAATTAAAACAGATCTTCCTATGGAAGAACCTATATCTCCTTATATGAAGGAACTGTCTGAAATAAATCTTAATAAACCTAAGTTTGGTACTGGTTTAGAGACAAGACAAAACACACTCTCTTCACTAAAAGACCTTAGAACTAACGCCTTTGATAAACTTATTGAAATGCCTAATGTGGCAGGTAAGATTGAGGATGATGTTATTGCTGTAGCTCAGGGTGAATACAGAGCAGCCAAAGGTAAAGAAGTAGATGTTAATGATCCAAAAGCTGTAGAAGATTTTGTTTCATTCTCTATTCCATTACAAAAGAAGCTGGATGATTTGCGTGTTAAATATAAAGATAGGCCACCAGTAACCCTCTATCATGGTACAGAAACAAATGCTGATGATATTTTAAAGAGAGGGTTTACTGACCCACAAAATATTTCAGACACTTGGCACACTGAGTTAAATATTGGAGCAACTTCCTTTACTAAAGACATTAGATTTAATCTAAGTGATCCTCGCTTTGGTGGCAAAGAACCTGCTAATATTTTAGAGACTAAGATTCCATACGCTGATTATGAATTTAGAAGAATTAACATGCCTATGGAACAATATAGAAAGTCTGCTGGTAATGGTGACATGAATACCATAGCTCGTTCTATCACTGGTAGTCCTACTGTTGCTCGTCCTTTAGGTATTCCTCGTTCTCTTGGCTTAAAAGAAACAGAAGATGCTTTTACTGAGAGTGAAAAGCTTGCTATTAGTAGAAACATGAGAGAGACAGAAAAGAAGATTCCTTTAGCCGAACAACAAGATAAAGTTAAACGAATGGCTATGTACAAGTTACAAAGTATAAAGGATGATTTTCTTGTTCCAGAAACTATGAAGCCTATTAAAGAAGGTGGTAGGGGGAGTGAAGAAGTCCAATCCTTGAATGCTTACAGAACCATTCGTAGTATTATCAGGAATGAATTTAGAGAGACAGGTGGCGCAGCAGCTTTAAAAGCTGGAGAAACCCCTATCATTAAGAGTAGTCAAACAACAGCAGGTAGATTAAAGATGTTCGCTAAGAATCAATCCGACATCTACATGGAAGTTGATGACTTCATTCCTAAAGTAATTGCTTCTCTTGAAAAAGTGGGTAATAAAGATAAGGCAGAAGCTTTGAGAGTATTGGAAGATCAATTCAAAGTGTTGCGTAAATACAATGTAGGCATGGACACACCTAGCTCTGTATTAAAAGATATCAATAGAGAAGAGATTAAAGCTGTTGATGCTATTAGAGACTTGGTAGGTGGAACCTACAGAGATAAAGAAACTAAAAAGAGAATTGGCTTAGCTAAGGGTGGCCTCGCCAGTCGTAGATAATACTACATAAGAAAGTCTATCAAGAGGAACCTTGTAAAAGAGTTCTCCTTGGTAGACATATTTGTTTCTAGACTCTTTAATTTCTGAAGCTAATACAGCAGCAGCTTCGCAATGAAACAAGGCTGTTCCATCTTTGTTAATTGAGAAGAAGTGTGTAGGCATCTCTTGTGTTAAGAGCTTCTTCTTCCTAGCAGGTACATTCAAATCTTCGTATGGAAACTCTACAGTTTTCCACGATAGTCTGACCTCTGCCTCAGCATACCCCACCAACAAATCATCTTTATACAGATGCAGATCAATCCCATATCTATTGGGATTATCTCTAGCTTCCATATTCCAAAAAGAAGAGACATAGCTTTTAACTACATCTCTTCCAAACTTGTCGTAGGTGTCGTGGAGTTCTTTATCGAACCGCTTGGTAGCCATTGAGTCTTTCAATGTTATCGAAGTAGCCACGGTCAAATCCCCGTTGCCATTCTTTACCTGCCACAGACAGTGGGTCATATTGATTGACCATCCATCCGTGTCTGAAAGCTTTATAGCCTTGTTCAAATTGAATACGCAGTGGTGCAGATCGTTCAGACTTGACTTGCATGTTATTCCCCTGTAGATTTATTGCTATTAGTGAGCGATCCGATTTCATCAAACTCACCAATGTAGATGCTAATGAAAGGCAACTTGATTAGTATACCACTATATGCATACAACTTATCAGTGTTTCCACCATCATTAACAATGTGACATATGTCATCATTATATTCAATGTCTAGTCCTATGCCTTGTCTGACATTAACAACTATCATGCTGCCTTACCCCATACATCATCCCATGTACCAGTGGTAGCACCCTTGCTGTAATCTGTTACACGCTGCTCAAAGAAGTTGGTGTGGCTAACACCAAGCATACCATCCACCCACGGCAGAGGATTCTTCTTAATCTTGTAGATGCCCTTCATTCCCATAGAGATGAGTCTACGATCTGCAATGTAGCGGATGTATTGCTTCACTTCTTCTTTCGTAAGCTTCTCAACCTCGACCATTGAAAAAGCCAGATCCACAAACTGATCTTCCAGACCCACCATTTGATGTGCAATTTCTTTAATGCGATCCGAAGTCGTTTCATTCTGATGGTGTTTAACGTATTCACGATAGACCTTAATCATGCCTTCAGCATGTTGAGTTTCGTCAACGATGGACCAAGCAATAATTTGGCCCAACCCTTTAAGCTTACCATTCCTTGCAAAGTTTAGCAACATTACAAAGCTAGAGAATAGTTGCATGCCTTCACCAAAGGCAGAGATGGCTGCAATTTTTTCAGCCATTGGTGCTGCATTCAGATTGCTGATGTAGTCGTGCTTCTCCACCATCTCTTTGTATTGGAGGAATTCATTGTAGGTAGATTCAGGCAAGCCCAAGGTTTCAATGAGGTGAGCATATGCTGCCACATGCAAAGCTTCCCTACCTGCAAAGCCACTCATCATCATTCTTACTTCAGGTTGTTTGAACACTGGAATGTAGTGGTCATGATAACCACTGCCAATGTCTAAGTCACCTTGTACAAAGAAGCGTAAGATTTTAGTAAGAAACTCTTGCTCATTAGCACTGAGTTTTCTGTAGTCTTTAACATCCTCAGACATAGGCACTTCAGTATGAAGCCAATGGCTTTGCTCATGCTGAAGCCAAGCATCATATGCCCAAGGATATTTGAATGGTTTGAATGTTGTACGCTCTTGCGTAATATCTGCTTTTGTTCTTACCATATCATCCCTCACATGCTAAACAAGTTTCACCATCAGCCACCTGCTTCAAATCAATATCATCTTCAATCTTCTGACGCTTGATTTGAGCACCAACCTTATCTGCTTTCCTTACCTTCTCTGAACGAAGATAGTATAAGCTTTTCAATCCACTTTTCCAAGCAAGGAAGTGGATGGCATGCAAATATTTAATAGATACATTTGCAGGGAAGAACAGGTTAATGCTCTGGCCTTGGTCAATGTATTGTTGTCTGTCTGCTGCTAGTTCAATGAGCCACCTCTGATCAATTTCCATAGCAGTTTTAAATACTTCCTTCAACTGTTCAGGAATGTCTAAGTGCTGTACAGATCCTTCATTGCTAATGATGGATGCCCACACATCGTCATTGTCCATATCCAGTGCAGCAAGTTGTGCCTTCAAGAACCTATTCTTATAGACGAATGCTCCACTAAGTGTGTCCTGCCTAAAAACATTCGCTCTGTACGGCTCGACTGAAGGGCTAGTATTCCCCATAATAAGACTGCTACTGGCATTAGGAGCAATAGCAGTGTGATGACTAAACCTTCTACTAATATTATCAAGGCCAGCATCGACACAACTACCACGCTGCTGCTCCAAGACAGCATCAGCCCGTAGACACGAAGCATGTATATGTTTAAATATTTCATTGTTATAACTCTTAGCCATCACACCATCGATGGCTACACCTTTCTTCTGTAAAAAAGCATGGAAGCCTAGCGCACCCACTCCAATGCTACGCTCCATCATTGCGCTGTACTTAGCTCTAGTAATTGTTGATGGTGCTTTATCAATAAAGTATTGCAAGACATTGTCTAGCATTTCCATAACATCCAAGATGAACTGCTTATCATCTTTCCAGTCATCATAGTATTCTAAGTTGAGAGAAGACAAGCAACAAACTGCTGTTCGTTTCTCATTAGTTGGTAAGAAGATTTCTGTACATAGATTGCTGCCATTAATCTTCAAGCCTTTATCACTCAACCACTTAGGCATAGCCTTATTAGCTGTATCAATAAAGACTAGATATGGCTCACCCGTCTGCATGCGTAGGTCCAATATTTTCTGCCACAGATATTTAGCAGACACTGTCTCCACCACTTCACCAGTGGCAGGATTCTTTAGTTGGAAGCTGTCATCAAAGTCTGGGTCTTTCATGGCCTTCTCAATGATGGTCATAAATTCATCAGTGATGTTGATGCCATGATGTAGGTTTAGTGTGCGTACATTCTGGTCACCAGTAGGCTTACGCATCTCTAAGAACTGGATGATGTCAGGGTGATGGATGTCTAGATAGGCAGCATAGCTGCCCCGTCTTGTACGTCCTTGACGGTAGGCCAATGAGCTAGCATCGTAGATCTTAAGGTGGGGCATAACACCAGTAGACTTATCATCACTATTGCGGATGCCCACATGCACACCGACACCACCACCATACATGGATAGCCAGTTAGTTTCTGATAGGTTATCGACCAAGCCTTCTGCACTATCGTCCATGTAATTAAGAAAGCAGCTAATAGGAAGCCCCCTCTTAGAGCGACCAAAAGATAGGATGGGTGTAGAGTAACTAAGCCAGTGCTTACTGCTGTAGTTATATAGTCTTTGAGCGTGTTCTTGGTTTGAGGCAAATGATTCTGATACATAAGCAAATCTTTCTTGAGGACTAACTTCTTCCTCTTTCATATAACTTTCTCGGAGTCTCTGGATACCTAATTCATCAAACAAACTATCCCGAGACAGGTCAATGTTGACCTTAAACTTTGCCATAAATATTCCTAAAGAGTGATAAAAAAGGGAGCCAAAGCTCCCAGAGGAAAGGTAGTTATACCTCAGATTGTGTTGTCTTGTGTGTTGTTAACATCAATGTCACCAACATATTTACTTCCTTCTTTGATGCCGTTTTTAAGGGCTGTTATTATACCCAGACTAAGCAGTGTCTCACGCTCTTCAGATGTCATATCAAATGAATAAGTAGCACTACCATCTTCATGTTCTTTTAATAAAATTGCATTCATTTCTTTTTCCTTTCTGCCTTCTCTAGTTCTGTCTTAACTTTATGACAGGGCTTACACATCACTTGCAAGTTCTCTATCTCACAGAAGATACGATCAATGAACATGTCCCAACTAACAAAGCCTACTTTAGGATCTACCACTGGTAACACATGATCTACCTGTACATCAGCAGCAACAAAATGCTTCTTACACTTTGCACACTTGTAATGCATTGCCAGCTTGCCCGTCTTCTTGTTAGTCTTCCTACCAACAAAAGCTTCTTTCAAAGCTTTGAACTTAGGAGGCCAACGTCTAGACGCAGCACGAAGAGCAGAGGTGACAAAGCTTCTGAACCTAGAGTCAGTCCACTCGCCACCATTTCTTTTTTTGTTATCTGCCAACTGGTGTATCTACTAAATGCGACATGTCAGCAGCATCGTAATGCACAAATAAATCTCTGGTTATTGCCAGTGCTTCGTCAACATCCAGAGCAACAAACTCAGACAGGAATTTATCATATTCGGATTCAGCAAGATGTTCAACAACATAGCCGTTGCTTGCTTCTCTAATTGTTACAGAGTTGATTTTCATTCTAGTCCCTCCACATCCACATGCTTGAATACCAATTCATATGAATCCATTTTTTCCAATGAGGCTGTGAGGTTTTCAATGATCACCTCGCTCAACACTTCTTCATTCAGATAGACATTAGGCAGGTCTTCTGGTTTAAAGAATACTTTTAAACTAATGTCTACTGTGATCATAGCTTTTCAATTCTTTCTTCAACCAGTCTAGCGTAGCCAATGATGTCATGCCATGAGTCATGATACCAAGGATCACCATTAACAATGCGAGACATCTTGTTACAGATGAGATCAAGGCTTTCCTTCATATCATCATCCATCTCTTTCCATACTTCACCAGATCTCAAAATATCTTTCAATGCTTGAGAAACTCTAGAGACATCTTCTTTATAGTTACCATATCTAGTGGCTCTTGTTGCCAGTGTATCATCTACATTCATTGCACACCTCCAACTGTTTTAGTGTTAATGGTGAAGCTACCATCACCAAAGCTATCGTGGTTTGGGTTGTAAACAAAGTCACCAAGATCACCAAACATCTTGCCACAATATTCAACAATCTTGTTAGCTAGTTGCTCATCTTCTTCCATGTGTGGAATTACTGATGCCAATATCGTAGCCATACCAATCAAGTTATTAACATCATCTTCACTGATAGTTAGTGGACCAAAGCCACTGACTAACACTTGAAAGGTGTTTGTATATTTACCATCCACAATGGTGGGGCGTAGGATGAGGGCAATGTCATTAGGTTTTAAGTTTGTGGAGGAGTCCATATCTGTCCTTCATATCTTCGTAGAAAAAGAAGCTGAGCATTCTCTAACACTCTCTCAGCATTACCTTCATAAGCTTCCAACACTTTGTTGTATAGCTCAAGCTCATCTGTTGTGTCCCCAATTATTTTGGCTGCTTTCACTGGACCAACACGGAACAATCCTTTGATGTTATCAGCAGCATCCCCTGTTAGCATCTGCGTGTACAACTTAACTAGAGCTTCCTCTGGTTTGATGTAATAGCCCAAGTGCTTTACAAAGTTGTAATGCCAACCAACAATCTGATCTAAGTCTTTGTCTAAAGACACGATGACACAATCGTCACCAAGTCTTGTTGCTTCAATAGCGATGGCATCATCAGCTTCCTGCCCATCAGAGATGGTAGCTCCCCACTCTTTTACTAGATAGCTTCTAAGGAAAGCTAGATGCTTTGGCTTAGGCTTGTCCACTCTATTCCCTTTGTAAGGAACAGTGGTGGCTATCTGATATCTAAAGTTGTTCTTACCTGTTAAGAACATGTGCCACTCATCTACAAAGCAATCAGGGTAGATGCTATCAACACCACACATGAGGACATCAACAATTAAACGATCCAGTGTTCGCTGTGCCGTTGCTTCGTCTTCATCCTCACATGCGGATGCTGCACGATAGGCGAATATATCGCTATCGAATAGTGCTTTCATTAAGCAACTTCTTCAACCACCACTGGTGCTTCAGCAGATGCTGCTGCTTCTGCTGCTTGAAGTTGTTCAGTACCTTGCTGTCGAATGACAGCGATGGTGTCTGTAACAGCTTCAAAGGGAAGCTTAGCAAGTGCTGCCAGTACCAAGTTCAATTGGTCCAATGTCAATGTGATATTCAAGTTCATAATACGTCCTCATCGTTTGCATCAATACCGCTAGCAGCGGAATACTCTACCAAGTCTGTAATGACCAGCTTCTTTAATGAAGGGCTAATACCTTTTTTATTCTTGTAAGTCCAAGAGTATGTAGATACCAACGCCTTGCCTTTACTACCGTTGCCAATGGCTTCGGTAATTTCATCGTTGTCTGTATCAAAGACACGAATAGCTTTCTCTGATTTGCAAGTGATGTACTTGCCCATGTCAGCCTTTTTGTCTTCACCAGTTTGTACACTGATGCCCATGTCTTCCAGTGCTTCAACAGCAGCATCAGACAGGTTACACAGGTTAAGCTGAAACTTACCAGACATGTCATTCACCTTATTGTGTTGACACCAGAACACATCAGCTTTAATCTTGATGGCTTTCTTTTCTTCACTCATAATATTCTCCAATATGAAAACCCACTTGTATCGTCAGTGGCACTCACGCCAGTTGTTACCAATCTTTCCTTCGGCATCTACTGGACACCGGAACTTAAGAGCTTCACCTGCTTTGGTTGCTGCTTGCTCGATGAGCCTAGCTGCTTCCTCTGCCTGATCTTCTCTCACTTCCCATTGTGTTTCGTCATGAACAAACGCTAATAGTTTAGCATTTATTTCCTTCTCTTGCAACAGCTTTGTTGATTCAATGAGCCATTGTTTTGCAATGATAGCACCTGCACTTTGCAGCAATGTATTCAAGGCAGCATGCTCAGATCTAACCCACACCCTGCGTCCATCCAGTGCAGGGAGATGACCCTTAGCCATCAGCCTAGATATCTTCTTCTTCAGGGCAGAAAGGCCGGGCGTATTGTTAATAAAACTATCAATAAGTTTCTTGCCTTTGCTGCTGTTTCCACCAACAATCGATCCTGCCTTGGCAGCTCCTGCCCCATACAACACCCCATATGTCAGGGTTTTTGTGGTGTTCCTAGCCTTCTTGTGCTCTGGATTGTTATCGTCCTTGGTAGTACCCTTCTCCACCAAGCCAAAACTCTGTGCATTAAACCAGTGGATGTCGCCCTTAAGCAATTCATCCATCCATTCTTGATCATTTAGGTAGTGGCCTAAGCAACGCAGCTCAATGCCTGATAGATCAACACCCACCTGCTTATATCCCTTAGGTACACGCCACATTTCCCTACACTCAGCACCAAAGGGACTACCCACCGCAGGAACCTGTGCCATATTCGGACTACTGTGTGTGGCCCTGCCTGTCACTGCTCCATTGGTAGTAACCCTACCATGCACTCGCCCATCGTCACCAACTAGTTCAAGCCAACTACTTATCTGGGCTACACGTTTTTGAATCATTAAGTATTCAGCTACAAGCTTAGCCTCTGGCAAGTCAATCTTCTCAAGCACAGCTTCGTCAACAATGACATTGCCTTTGTCTGTCTTCTTTGTAAAGACAACACCAAGCCCTGCCAATCGCTCAGCAATTTGCTGCCTACTTCCGGGATTAAAAACGGTAATCTTATCCTTGAGCTGCTTGCCTGTCTTCTCAGAGAAGCGTTGCTCTACAATGGGAGGAAACACCTTCTGCATATCCTCTTCAATGTCAGACATACGTCCACTAAGTGTTGCACTAAGTACCATAGCTTTCTCAATGTCTAACATGAAGCCGTTGTCTTCCATCCCTCTGCAAATGATGGCTACCTCGTGCTCAAGCTGAATGCTTTGTAGGGAAAACCCTTCCTTCACCATTGTTGTTGTCAGAAAAACATACAGTTTTTCTAAAAGTTGAACATCCTGCTCACAATAGGTAGCCATCTCTTGTGTCCACCCACCATCGAAGTCAGTGAAGCCAATCTTGTGGCTGCCTAAGCGATAGCCCCATGCCTCTAGGCTGTGTGGACTAGGGGCTTTGCCCTGCTCAGGAATGACAATGTCAATGTCGGGCTTGTACAGGCGTGACATCACCAGTGTATCCACTAGCTTATTGTCTGGAATGACAATACCCCATACCTTCTTCAGCACTGGAGCATCAAAGCCAATGATGTTGTGGCCTACCACTTGCTCACCATCTAAATATTGTTGCAAGCTGTCGGCTTCCCGCCAGTGCCTCACCTCACCAGTGGTGTTGTGCTTAGTAACACACAACCAAATGGTGTCATGTTTCAGGTTTGTCTCTATGTCTAAGAAGATCATCGTCCTTGTCCTTATCATTTTGTCGGAGGTTGTCAATATCTTCCGACTGTTTGTAATCTTCTATTGAGTCTTTACCAAAGATGGCATTCCATCTAGTAGCCCATTCCTCATCAGCTATTGATTTGGGACGCTGAGTGTGTCCCTTTCCTCCATCACTCGTCATGATATTGCCACACCACTACAGGTGTGTCCTTTCCTATGTAAGCATTCTCAATGTTGAAGTCGATGTATTCAATAGCATCCTCACCGGACATACCATCTCTGTCAATCAATGTCTCCACCATCTTTTCAACATCGTAGACCAACACTTCAACACGCTCGTTACCATTCCATACAGAGGCTGTGCCTATAATGGCAACATCAAATCCATCCCACTTCTTCATAGCATAAGTCCTTCCATTGTGTCATCAATCTCGAACATTCTGCCAGTGTCTTTGTTATAAAGCAAACTGCAAGCAGGACCAGTTTGTCCACTGTATCTATTCTTTAACACCCTCACCTTGGTGGTGTTGCGCTCAATGGGATCATCAGCTTGACCATTACGCTCTAGCGATATCACCATGTCACTAAGCTGTGCAATGGCAGCACTGCCTCGAAGCTGAGCTAGACTAGTGGTTGCACCTTCCTCATGTCCCTTATCTGAGGGACGCTTGAGGTGGCTAACAATGATGAGAGCAATGCTAGTTTCCTGCACAAGCATGCGAAGCTTGGTCATAATTTCATCAATGGCTTTACGCTCATCACCATTGTCCTGACTGGATACGATGATGCTTAAGTGGTCTAAGAATACATACTTACATCCCAATCCCTTAGCCATATACTTGACACGATTGACAATGTTTTCAATGGCTGTACTGCCGAAGTGATCAAAGAAGTATAAGCGTCCAGTGCCTAGTGTTTTATCAAAGGCATCCTTGCGTACAGCTTCTGACACTTCAGATGTTGGTAGATGTAATGGTGTGTCAGCAGCTAAGCTCATCATTGACAAGCCAGTCTTTCTCACACTCTCTTCAAGAAACATCAAGCCAATGTTATCACTGCTATTCTGTAGCAAGTGCCAAACAATTTCTCTAAGAGTTTGACTCTTACCTAAGCCACTACCTGCTGTGAATGTAACAAGCTCACCTGCTCTGATACCATAGGTGATATCGTTCAATCCCTTCCAAGGGTAGAAACAATCTGCTGCTTCCATTGGTTTAGACACTAACTCCCACAGCCCAGTGCCACTGACAATACCATCAGGAACGAAAGGCTCTGCTGCCCACCAACGGGCTACGAATGCAGCTTCTTTGTTATCTGCTAGCCACTCGCATGCGTCCTTGTATGCAGGGTCTGGTTTAAATATTTTGCACTTGCTGCCAAACAATTCAGCAACTTCCTTTGCTGCCTTCTGTCCTGCCTCATCACCATCAAAGCACAGCACAATGTTTTCAAAGCTGTTGATGTATTCGTAGTTTGCTTTAGCATCCTTCAATGCACTACCTGCACCTGTGCGAATAGATACCACTGGATATTTACTACCTGTCAATTGGTATGCAGCCAGTGCATCAAACTCACCTTCAGTGATGGTGAGGTATTTGCCATTGGATGGGTAGAGGTTTTGTCCAAACAATGTACCCTTGCTCCATCCACCCACAGTGGTGAACTTCTTGTCCTTCACTTCCCTACGCTTGGCTGCCACCAGTTGTGAGTTGCTGTCGTAATAGGGAAAGTAGTAGAAGCCGTTGCTTCTAACAACGCCATACCTTTCCATTGTGGTTTTGTTAATGCGTCTGTCAGCTACGCTCACACTGTAGCCTTCGTTATATTCCTTCAGGAAAGAGCTTGTGTCTTTCGTTTCTGTATCAACATCAATCACTTCAAGTCTTTCATTGTTAGTTGCGGGTGTATATTTATTACATACAAAACATTTGGTGGACATGTCTTCATTCAGTGATAAGCCATCACTGCTACCACATGTCTCACAAGGTAGATGGGTTTTTAGAAATGTCATAGCCCTTGTAAGTTATTTTGTTGGTCTTTAATACTTGCTCATATCCATGAAACAGCTTAGCCATTCTAGCATCGTGAAGGGTGTGCAGTCCAATTAATAAGTTGGCTAGCTCATCCTCTGTTGGTGTCTTCTCTCTGTCCATCAACACCCACAGGATGGAGTCGATGTCCTCTTTAGTTATCCACGCTGCCATGATGAGGTTTTCAAGTTCATGTACTTTCATTTCTTCATCCCTCGGATTGCTTTAGCACACCATAAAGCCGCACCATCTTTTTCCCAATGGCTTTCACACATCTTCGCAGCCTCCTCCAATACTTGGTTGCGCTGTGATGGAGAAACAAAAATATCAAAGTGATAAGGCTGTCCCTTCGTAGCATTCTCTCGCTCGATGCGAGCAAACTCATCGTCTTCTTCTTTAGTCCATTCAGTCATGTGTTCTTCTCCTTTAATTTGGCTTCAATGGCTTTGGCAAATTCAATTGCCCAAGGATGACACTCGGCCTCCCAAAATTCAGACCACTGCAATCTAATCTCCTCATCAGTCAGCCCTACCCATGTGCGCTTCTGTTGTAAAAGCAAATACCGCATGGCTTCTAAAACTTTTTGTGCCGCCTCTGTCACCTCAACATCCTCGTTCACTTCAATACGTCTGTCTTCTGTGATACGCATCACCCAACGACCTGTGTCTATTCCTGTCGTCTGAAATTCAATTGTGTTTGGTGTCATGTGTTCTTCTCCTTCAAGGTTTGCTCAATGACATCCATTAACTCGCTAATGTTTGCGTAGTGGATATTGGTGCTAATCCAATCTCCTTTGAATTTTTCTTTCTCTTCATTAGTCAGCCCTACCCATGTGCGCTGTGTTGGGGTGGTGTAAAGAGGTGTGATGTATTCGCCTTCTACTCTTGCGTGTTCATTAGGGTGTATTGCATCAATGAAATGTCCATTGTCATGCAACATCGCCCAAGCCACAGGCTCATCCTTCGCTTCTTCCTTTGCATACAAAGGCCATATCTGACCAAGCGGTGTAAACAAAGGGCAGTCTTGGTCTGTACTCACCATGCCATTGCTTGGGTCATACCATGCTATTGGTTTCATTTCGCTGCCTCCATATACAAACCCACATTGCCCAGTGCATAACCAATAAAGGCTATGCCTAGTCCAGTGCTACCCTTGAGCAGCAAATCCACTGCCACCACTGCATACACTACACCAACAATTGCAATTAGCCAAGCACTCATGATTTTTCCTCCACAAAGTTTATTGGTTCAAACTCTTTCAACACTCTTGTTAATGCATTGATAAGTTCCCAGTCTTGATCTTCAGCATCATGCTTAAGTTCATATTTAATTAGCCATTCAAGTTGTTCAACAACAACTGCCTCTTGTTCCATTTGACTTAGTGTCATATCTCTTTTCTCCTTTATCAATCTAGCATACTGATCTGTCTCATTGCAATAGCTTTTTATCCAAGCCTTGCCACTGTCCCTCTCATACACCTGCTTACATTTAGAACATCTATATCTCATATAAGCTCCCTCATATCCTGAGCCACTGTTGCACTACGCAAAGTGTTCTTGATGTATGGTGTTAGGCTCTGCGGTGTGGCATGGCCTGACACTGACATGATGTTGGTGATGGGTACACCCACCTCAATCATCTCTGTGATGGCTGTCCTTCGTAGGTCTTGCAACACCAAGTCACTAGGCAGACTTGCCTCAGTCATGATTTGCTTAGCCACTCTAGACAGATTGAACAAGCTGTAAGGCAGTAGGCCACCCTTCCTATCGGGATTGTTGGATGGTGCAATATATTGCTGCCACCCAAACTCAGCATGCTGTTGCTTCAGCATAGCTAACAGCCCTGCACTTGTCGGTATAGTCACCCTAGACCTACGCTTGCTTTGTTCCAAGTGCAACACACCCTTCTCTAGATCTACCTGATCCCATCTAAGCTTACGCATATCACCCATACGCTGTCCATATTCATAACCCATCTGCACAATGAGTCCTACATTACGCCACTTGAATGTGCTGTAAGCAGTGTTCATGAATGCTCTAACATCTTCTCTTGTCCACACCACCCTGCGAGGTTTGTCTGATCTTCTCAGCACCTTGCTGAATGGATTGTGTGTGATGTAGCCATGACGAATAGCGAAATTAAATAGCAACCTGTAGACAGCTAAGGTGTGGTTAGCTAGGCTAACACTGTGCTCAGCATGTTGTTCATATATCTTCTGACAATGCGGAGTGACTAAGCTGCCTAGCTTGCATTGATATAGAGGTATGCCATTGGCCTTGCTATCCTGCCATCCCTGTAGATAGTAGATGTAGTCACGCTGTGCCTTTATACTTAGTTTGGTATAAGTGATGTTGTTCTTATACGCTTTGATAAGATCAACCACCTTCGTATCTTCTGAAATATCTTTAAGGTAGCGAAGTTCTTTACGCCAGTTGTCTAGCTGTGCATTCAGCTCTTCAGCTAAAGCAAAGGCTTTAGACTTGTCAGTGCCAAGCACACGCCTAGCCACCACACCTGCATCAACAGCATCCTGTGGTGGGTTGTACCTGTACTTAGTTACACCTTCAGAGGCTTTAGCCAGTGCCACATAGCGAGGTAGTGTCATTGCTCTCTCGCCTTCATCATCTCTTCAGCAAACCAATAAGCTTTGCTTGCCACTTCAGCATGTGGAATGCTCCACGAACTGGTCATCAACACAGCCATAGCTTTAGCTGCGAAGTAGTCACGCAAAGTCATGCCATCTCTGTATTGATCGGGGAACGCTGCTTCCATATCATTCTTTTCCATCATCACCTCCCAGTGCATAAAGTTTTTCTGCCATATCAATGAGTTCATCCTTCTTCACTAGCTTGTCTAGCCATCTAGTGGGTATACCTTTCAAGCCATACTTACGCCCTGCCAACATACCAGTGACAGCACCAACAGTGTCAGCGTCATAACCTTTGTTCACTGCCATGATCAAAGCTTTCTCAAAGCTTGATGTTTCTTCTACACATTCCCATGCTGTGATGTAGGCATGCATGATAGTGCCACCACTGTTAGGGTCACGATAGTAGCGGAGGTAGTTGAAGCTGTCCTCCTTCTTCCCTGACATAAGCTCAGTGACAAACCCTGATATGTAGTTGATGGTGTCTATGTTGCCATGTGTCATCAATGACACAGCCACAGCCTGTGCCACAGCATTAGACAAATTGTTGTGATTGGCAAGCACAATGGGAGCTACTCGCATGATAGAACCATTGCCACTGGCATTGAAACTACAGCTCCCTGCATATGGATGTGTCACTGCCATTCTATCGATGGCCTCGCTACATGTACGGCCTATGTCAAAGACATAATCTCTAGTGCCAAAGTGACCTGTCTTCTTCCACATCTTGAAGTTGAAGGCAATGGTTTCAGGGTTGAAGTATTGGTTACTGATGTATGCATCGGCAATAGCCACAGCCATAGCACCATCGTCTGTCCATTCACCCTCGGCAGTGTTATGCACACCACCACCCTCCATCTCTGTCAATGTGTGTGTCATCTCATGTGGCCTGATGAATTCCAATGGAGCACCCAGTGCATCTCCAATGAACAGACCCATGAACATACCAATTGCTTTATCTTGATGCATGTATTTCCTTATGCAGGGGACTAAGCCCCTGCCTTGGTTGATTAAGCGAAGGCAATGTCTTCGGCAATGTTCCACAACTCTGAGTTGATGCGGATGTTTTCTTTCACACTATTAACAGGGCGAGCCTTACGAGTCACACCATTGGGGTGCTTCTCAGACAAGCTCTTAACGAAAGCATTGCCACGAACAACACCTTCCTGAATGCGGTTGAACACAGTGAAGGCATCCATGTAGTTGTCTTCTTGACGGGAAAATTTCAACACATCAGCAATGGTTTGAGGGGTAGCATACACACCATTGGTCTGCTCTTCGAGCATGTCCCAACGTGTCTCAACACCACGCTTAGCCATGATCACTGACTGATGTGGGTCAAGTGTCACTCCACGCAGTTTCTCAAGACGCTCCATCATGGTGGGCAATGTAGCCACAGTGTTACGAAGCATGTCTTCAAAGCCACTCAGTGCCTTGCTGTGATAGATGCGAGACTGGAAGCCATCACCTGCAATGAGTCCATTGGAGCAGATGAAACGGAAGCAACCTGCAAACAACTTCACAGAGCCTGAACCATCGTGAGAGTTGTACAAAATAATCTCAGGGCGAATGTCACCAGTGCCAAAGTCAATGTCCCATGTCTTAGCGAAGGCTAACATGTGGGCTGAGTGAGCAGGGTTGAGGCTACGGCTACGCTTCTGTGCTGCTTGCACTGGTGCATATCCATAGTCTTGCATCACTGGGATGATGTCGCTTGTGTTCAATGACACATAACGATCTGTAAGTTTCTCAGCCTTGGTTGTGCTGAAAGCGGCAGGTGCAAGCTGTTGAATACGCTCAGCAGAGAGAGCAGAGTTGTTAGCATTGCGAGAGAAGATGAGGTGTTTAGCCATGATGTTTTCCTTAGGAAGGTTGATGAGTGTCAGCAACTGACGAACAAATTTTAAAACAAAATTAAGGGTAGTGTCAACGGTGTTAACAAAATACCCTTACAGATTAGTCAGTCTTTAAAACTAACGATGTTACCATTGGTCAGGCCAGCGCCTATTTCCTTTGGTCATGTTGTCGCTACCTTGCAACAATTGCAGATTGGATTCGCAATGTAACCCACACACTAACTTGCTTTGAAGAGGGACTATGTGATCAACTTGCACATCATATCCTGCCTTTCTATTAATTGAAGCCAGATAATAAATACTGTCTATGTGTTCTTTATTAGCCCACGGGGGTGAGGCTTGCAGTTTTTTTGCCCTTCGTTTTGCCATTGCGGTATACATAATATGAGGATTCGCTTTGAGATAAGCTTTCCGTTTTTTGCGTATAGCGTCTTTGTTGGTTTGATAATAAGCCCTTGCATGTACATTCACAGCCTCTTTGAAGGCTTCATAATAGGCATTCTGTTGTTCAGGTAGCATGGTGATTCCTACAAACAAAGAAGCCTAGATAGGCCACCCCCATCTTACTGATACTAAGATGGCGCATTGCTGCATAGGTAACCTAACTAGGCTTCACTGTAGCGTTAGAGGGTATCAGCAACTAACGCTATGTCTGTAGTTATACCACAGTTTACTCTGGCTTTTTAACCAGAGGTATCACATCTGTCCAAGCGGCTAGATGAATAGTATCTCCGAACATATCTAGGCAGTAGCTATACATACCATCAATGTGATCGAAGTAGAAGACAGCCTCAGTGCGAGGGCATTGCACATAGGTCTTAGGCTTCACTGAATACAGTGGTGTCACTGGTTGTTTGTCGAAGTCTCGAATGTCCACATCACTTAACATATTCGTAGAACCTTTCCTTTTCTTGTTCAAGAAACAATCGTTTTGTTTTCTGTCCTTCGGCATAGCCTAAGACATAGTCTTTGTTCATCCACTCTTTAGACAAAGGCAAACTGCGTAGACCATGAACAAACCCTAAGGTGAAGCTCATATCCATACAGCCACCAGTGCCACAATGGAGCATATAACGAACCAAGTGTACAGAGTTTTATCGCTCATGTCTAGGCTCAGGTGGTATGGTGGCAGGTAATGGCTGAGTAGGGAAAGGCCATGATGGTGGTGGTGGAGGTGGAGGGGGTGGTGGAGCTTTATACATTGGCTGAGTCCTTTCGTTGTACATGCTTAGCTAACAACCACTTGTCTCCCAAGTGCCTAATGCTTCGCACCCACTGTCGTTGGTTGTGTCTGTTGATACGCTTCTCAACACCTTGTGTGTTGAACAATTGTCGTACATGTTTTAACATCTTTGTATTCATTTCATTCCTTAACAATACGAAAGTTTCCACACTCTACCTGTTCTTTGTTGGCAAAGAATAACCCATCGAGGAATCGTTCCAGTGCCAGTGATGCATCGTTCAATGTGTGATAACGCTTAGGTTTGTAATCACCACTGTCTGTCACATAGAATTCTAGGCAATGCCACTTGTCACGCAGTCGGGTTTGTATCTTGTACATATGAGTATCTTTCATAAGAACGGATCTTGCTGTCACCATCGGTGTGTTTAGTGACCCACTTGATGGCGACATTGTCAGAGTGTAAGCGTTGTAACAACAACGACAAGTCACAGTCCTCTTCGAGGTACACATTGTCTTTATATTGGTAGCTGTAGCTGCTTACATCAGGGGCAATGCCCAAGTTCTCTAACACCTTACGCTTCACCTTGCCCCATCCATGTCCTGCATCGGTGTATACAGTGATGGTGAATGTCTTCTGTTCTGTCATGCCGTTAGTTCCTCAATAGTTCCTGCCAGTACCACTGTCTTACCAGTAGCTCCCACTGTAAAGCTAAGCTTTGTTATGTTTGGATGTGACCGAAGGCCACACTTAGTCATGTACATTTCCATCTGTCCTCTTTCATCGAAAGAGTGTTGCCATCCATGTCCATTGCTGAACTCCCAACGCAGGGTGTAGGGTGGTGGTAGCACTTGCTTAGGTAGGAATACCTCTTCAACAGGGCCAAAGTGTTTGTCTTTCCAAGGATCTCTCATCATAGGTTATTCTCCAAAATATATTTAGCATCAGCAATGTCTTTAGACAGTGCATCAATCCACTTACCATCATCAATGTACTTGTCAGCCGACTCTGTCAGTCGCTTCAGCACACCTCGAATGTCAGCCTTAGCACCCTTGGCAATGACAGGAAATCTTTCATGTCTTTCCATGCCTCGGATGAATGCATACCAAACCTTAGACTTCGGAGTGTAGAAGCTGGTTGCAATTTCCTTAGGCTCCCAGTTATTGACCTCACTAGGGTGAACATAAGCATAGTGTTGCCCAAAGATTCGGGCAGTCTCTTCCTGCTTAGTTATAGGCAAGACACCCCACAGATCTCTTGCTTGATCAAAGGTGGTGAATACATTGTTACCATGCTCATCACAAGCATAGTCTCCATTGGACATCAGCACCCTGTAACCTTCGGTTGTTTTAACAATTTGATTCATTTCTGTTCTCCCTTGAGAGTTGTTGGGTTTGCCAGTTCCTTTTCCATGCCCTTGATGAAGGCATAGTAGCCCTTCGTCTTCGGGGTGTAGAAGGTGGATGCTACATCCTTAGGCTTCATAGCCTTGGATAGGTTAGGCAGGGTAGCTACATAACACCTACCAAAAAAGTCTGCAGTAAATTCTATCTTGCTCATTCACTCACCTCCTCAGTGCTATAAATATTCCAATCAATATGATTACCATCAAGAAAATCTGAGGCATCCATAGAGAGAGCCTTGTCCCATGCTTCCTCATCATCTGTGGCCTCAATGAAAGCATAGTGGTAAGTGATATTCTTAGCCCACACTTTGTATCGCTTATTCGTAGTCATCACATGCCCCTTCCATCACACTGTGCAGTGCCACACCATACACTAGGTCATCGGCACTGCTCTCGAATGAGCTTCGAGTATCCTCAATCATCCCAACAATATAATCACTAGGGTGATTCTCAACTAACTCCCAAGGAACAATACCCCAATCACCAGAGGTGAAGTTTTCCATCTGAAGAATTCTTAAGATGGTGTCGTAAGACATGGTGTCAGGATGTGCAGACAACCATTGGTTGAGAGCAAACCTCTCACTCACCTTCATCTTCACAGGGAAGTCGAGGTCAGCACTCACCATGTAGAAGCATCGTCCATCACGAAGCTTCACATAGCAATAGGGATGATCGTCAGTGTCAGCAGGGTCATTGCCCTGCACCGCATCAACCAAGTCATCAGCCGTTAGGTAGATAACATCTACCAAGTTGTCATAGTTTTCAAAGCCCTTACCTGCAGGGACTGACATGCCTTCCTCTGCTAGGTCTGTTCTCATTCTGATCTTGTTCATTGTGTGTTTCCTTTCAGGATTAGTTCTCGCTTAATGAAGGGTAGGTAAACCTTGTTACCAAAGAATTGATGCTCAAACAATTGATCTTCAACGATCTTGTCTGAGTGTGCTCTCGCTGCTTTCAATGTCTTGAAAGAAGCAACAGGGCTAGTGCTATTGGGATAGCACACAATGAATTTGTATCTGTATCTCATACGATCTCCCATTTGTTGTATGAATCATTCATCCACTCATCAATAATTTCTTGTGGAAATTGTTGAGCATCTTCAACAGTGTAGTCTGTCCAGTGTGCAGACCTATCTCTGTTAACTTCCAACAGAAATTCTTCTGTTGTGTGTAGGGTAATCTTCCCTGTGTAGTCTGTGTTTTTAAACTGCATATCACCACCATGAATCGTAGAACACTGCCTTGCCATCAGCAAGGGCTTGCCTTGCCACCTTGACGAAGTCACCGACACTCTCAAGATCTTCGGGATGGATACTAGACGTATCCCCAAAGAAGAAACCATTGCGAGGCACTAGCTTGTTGTTGCCAGTGTCCATTTCTAAACGATCAAGATCGTTAGCAGTGAGCCTCACTGTAGTGCAGTTGAAGTCTGCTTTAACACCACCTTTGAGGCGGTACAAATCCTCCATCCAACCATGCAAAGCATTGAACTTACGCCAGTAGCTGATCTGCTCAGCACCATCACCCAGTGCCACATCAACAGTGGCATCACCAACACTGTCAGCATTGACAGTGAATGCATACATATCAAGTCCCATAATCGTTCCTCGGAAAGTTAATTGTTGAGTAATAGAAGTCGAGGATTTCATCCTCAGTTAGCTCGAAGTCTACATCACCCAGTGCCTTAGCAATGCCAATGTCATAGCCGTTTCGAGCAACACCAGTCTCGAATATGAGGAGTGTGTTCATGTCACCTACAGCAAACATGTACCACCATCCTGTCTATGTCAACAGTGAGCCAAGCCTTTCGAGTCACACTGTTGTAAACAATAATGTCACCGACATTAATGATTGCCCCTGTCTTGCAACAGATACCTTTGTATCTGGCTTTCATGATCCGTTCCATGTTGCCTCCGAATGTTGTTCTTCAATGTGCCAAGTGCCTATCTTGATAGCCTCTGCTATCGACTCAGCAAAGCCAATGTAACCCACTGCATCTGAGTCAGAGAACAACTCAAATATTTCAGCTTCGCTATCCCATCTAACCCACACTTCGTAGCCATGCTTCTTAAGGATTTTCCGCATTGTATTTCTCCAAATATTTAGTTAAATATTCCAGTGCCTCAGCCTCAGTATCGAAGCATCGGTACTCGCCTTCCTCATCTATCCATTCACAAGACACAGTCTTGGCAAACAGTACATACTGATCATCATCAATGTGTTCCACATACCAGTCATCAACTTCATTCAATGCCCAGTCCTTGAGATAAATCTCATGGCACACCCTCTTACACCTCTCACCACTCTCCCTAGTGAGTCGGGCTAGTTCTGCAGGATGGTTGTCTTGCAACAACCCCATCACTGCATACTTAAACATAAACTCTTTATGTTGGTCATCATCCATGTATTCACTCATTTGAAAGCCCCTCTAGAAATAAGATGACATCATCAAGGCAATCACCAATGGTGATCTCAGTGCCTTCATCATCCTTGGGTTTGTTCTTCATTCGAGTGGATAATGCAGACCGAATGTCGTACATATCACACAGTGCTGATGACAATTGATTACTATCAATCATGGAAAACTCCTCATGTAAATAACACCACGCTTAATGCCTTCGGCATCAGCGAACACTTTCATACCAACAACATCAGCCTTATCCACTGATTGCTCAGTGGCTTTGATGACGAAGCTGTCATACTTATAAGGGTTATAAGTAACTTGTCTGCCTACCATGCTAAGGAATTCATAGTGGCTCTCGACTCTGTCGCCATTAATCCAAGTGCCACTAACACCAGCATGGACATTCTTGCGCTTCTCTCGAAGCACTCGCTGTCGCCCTGCTTCGGACACCTTGAACTTGCATCCCTCAAGCAACACAGTGTTGCTATGAGCAACAACTCTACCTTTGCGGTCACCTTCCAAGGCTTTAATGCTGAAGCATTTCTTGTGAAGGTTGAAATATACGAACACTCTCATGTTGTTTCCTTTCAGGAAAAGATTGTTAATAACCAAAATTTCACAGCAACAAATGCTGCAAAGCAGAGCACACCTATTACATATTCCATGTCAGTTCCTTTCAGGAATTGATTGCTTCAGCCAGTGCATTTTCACTGTCAATGGTGACAGCATCAAACACCTGTTGCTTCGTACCTTTGTAACCCATACCCTTAAGAATTGCATAGCAAGTCTTACCCTTGGAAGTTAAACGCATTCCAACCATCTCCAGTCTAAGACCTTGTCTTAGTGAACGTAGACGGAAGGCTTCGATTTTCTGTGGTGTATCAAGTACCATTTTGTTTCCTTTAGGAAAAGAGAAGCGACATTGCTTCTGTGAAGAAGTTACTGTAAGTAACATCCTCGCAGAAACCCACTGTCTAGCACCGACCCCAGTGCCACAATGGAAATTGTCTCTCACACATATTATCAACATGATATGTAAGCATGTCCTATGCATTCACCTTGCATAGACTAGGCTAGTCCATAGCAGTGGTGCTTACCTTGCTAATAGCAAGCACCCTCACCGACACTAGTCTCAATTTTTAAAGAACATTCGTTTGAAGCTTTGCTTCACAGCAGGGCTTCACCCTATAAAGAACGCTGGATAACATTCTCCAAAGCCCCTTAGGGCTTCAGGCAAGGCTATCGAAGAGCTTTAGCTCACACCACAAAACCAGTGGCATCAAGCTTCGCTTTACCTTTGGCATACAGTCCGACAATGACTTTGTCATCGAGGTGACGAACATCAGAGTTGTCTCCAGAGACAACAGGGATTCCCATAAAGCTTTGGGGAATGTCTTGTTCCTTACGGAACACTACTGCCATTCTCATGTTGTTAAGCAAAGCTTTTTGAACAAAAGGCTGAAAGCCTTCAACACCAGAGTAACTGAAAGTTACATCGTAGTTGGTAGGTAAATCTTTACGATTTACATCTTTGGTGTAGTCATAGAATTGAACCTCAGGAAAAGCAGCAAATATGTTTACATATTCAATGCCATCGGCATCGGTAAAAGCTACGCTTTCCCAACGAATGTCGCTAGTTCCATTCAATCTAACCAAAGGCTGTAAGCCTTGCTTGTTGGCTTTCTTGATGAGCTTTGCAATATCAACAACAAGTTGTTGCATGAAGCTGTTTCGCTCTGTAAAAAACCAAATGGTTTTGTTGATTCGAGCCGTTTGAACGGAGTTCATAGCACCCCGTCCTGCTTTGTATAAACAAGCTACGTCACACTTAGCAGTTTTTGCCATTGAACAAGTGTTCCACTTGGTTGTTGTTGATGGAGCAAGATAGAGAATGCCAGTCAAAAAGCCTACGGCTTCTCCCTTGACAGTTTTAGCATCGGACGATACAGAAAGCAAAGCTTTAGACTTGAACATTGTGTTTCCTTTCAGGAAGGTTGTGGCAACATTGCCGTTGAGGTTTCAATTGTAGCGATCAATAAAGACCATGTCAATCAGAGGGCTTTCTTAGCACCGATAAAGGTTTTACCTTTAAACAACAGTGCCTCGTCATAACAACCCATCCATTGCATTGCCTCAGCTTTGCTGAGAGTGTAGTGTGATTTCTTGAAACCAACACCAGTTACTTTGTAACCGAAGGTCTTAGCCAAGGCTAACACAGCTTCATCTTTGTATAACAAAGCAAGTGCAATAGTTGATGTAATCAAGCCAATTTGTGGAATGTATTCCATGATGTTTCCTTTAGGAAGGTTAAAAAATTAATAGTTGAATTCAGTTTTAAAAGCTTGGAAAGCTTTTGTGAAATGTTGCTTGTCGTTTGAAACCAGTGCAACAACATCGACCCAGCTTCCAGCATCTACAACATATGCTCTGTCAGTTTTCTTCTGAATTGCCTTCATAAGATCTTGGATGAATTTCCGAAGATCTTGAAGGGTTTCATCTGACACTTCCCTTTTTTTCAAAAAGGGTTTGACAACAGTATGCCACTTTTCATCGATACAAAAAAGGCTATCGCCTTTCTCTTGACAGACTAACTTCGTTAAATCTAACAATTCGGTTTCGATTTTCATCTTCATGTCTTTCATTTAACTAAGAAAAGAAACTATTTCCTTTTCTCACTAAAGTGAAAAGGATAGTTTCTTTGTTAAATGAAAGACATGGGATCGGGCATGTATACGCAGATCTTTGTATTTTTAAGCATTTTTTAATGCCAACATAGTTGTCATAAAAATGCGATTATAAAAATACAAAGTTGATAGAGACTTATCCACAGTTTGTTATTGAGCCATGTCATTGGGTTGTTGATAACTGGGTTGGTTGCTGTGGATAACTTCAAAAGGGGATGGGGTAAATGTTGCTTAAAATTTAGGCAATGAAGGATGGGGTAGATGGGGTAGTATAACTTTTAGTTATAGATATACCACCTTTCATTCATCGAAGTGATGCTTAAAAAATAGGCAACATTTTCAGTTTTTTGACATTGAAAACCGATTTTGAATCAGTATTCAAAGATCTTCTAAGTCCTTGAATTCATTGAAGATTTTTTATTCTTGAGTTGAATGCATTCTATGTCTTTGATTCACCCAAGATCTGCAACGCATTGCAACGCATTGCACTGGCGCAGCGCTGGCGCAACGCTGGGGTGGCGGGGGCACAGGGGGGTAGGGCGCTATATGTATATGGCCTCGTACAAAAATCAGGAAAAATAGACTTGTTAACCAAGGCTGGTTTACAGCAGCGTCCACACCGCCATAGAAATAATTAGGGACAGATCAACTGCACCGATTTGCACCGTCAACTTCACAGAGATGTGTACACGCTAGTATAAGAAAGTGTTTAGTATGTTAAACAAAATAGATGTGTACACGCTAGTGCTAGGCAGCTACATAGATGATAACAATTCTTATTAAAGTTTCATGCACTTGATACTTAAAAGTTCAGATTAGATACTTAAACAGCAACCTATAGGTACACCCCCACATGGACCAGAGGCTAGGGAGGTACAACATATTTCATTCTTTCCATAAGAAAAGCTTGACATTGATTTCAATATGTGTAAAACTACCACTACCTGCACCATGTATGCATTTGACATACAGGCGATACGAAGAAAAAGTATAGGCTACCTTCCGGCTACGGGTAAAGAAATGAGCTTGCAATCGGCTGCTGAAGAGAAAAGACTCGGAGGGAACAACATAGGGGCCACTGTGTTGTTCTTGCTCTGAATACTGGCAGTGGTAACACCTTACACTGACCAGACTAGACTTGATGTGGGTACTTGTTAAAAGCTGTTGCTAAAAGGGTGGGCTAACAACAGCCATAGATGAACACATCCCTTATGGGCTTTCTAGGTGTATGTTCTAGATATTAGGTATAGTTGGTTGTATCTCACTATGTGATATAAACAGTCAACAACACTTATAGACATACATTGGGATAGGTTGTTATGTGTAGCAATAAATGCTACCATACCACCTTAGCTAGGCTATGCTTGTGTTATTGTTACAAAGTGTGTTAGCATGAAGCATTATGAACTTATACACCAGACAAGACTTAGAAGACAAAGGCTTAACAAACACATATCCCTACAGTGTATTTACACAGGCTTCATTGGCATTACACAGGGGCTATGTAGACAAGATGCATTTGTTTCACAGTGATGTCTATTATGTTAGGGCAGCGTTAGAGAAAAGTACAGGATATGTATTTCCCTTAGACAGAGTTGAAGAAGCTATGAGAGCTGAGGGATGGAAAGAGCATAGACACCTACCAAGGAAGAAACAACATGGCAACAAAGAAAAGCACTGTTAATGCTGCGAACAATTACACTAAGCCTACAATGCGTAAGGCGTTGGTAGCTAGGGTGAAAGCTGGGTCTGCTGGTGGAGATCCGGGAGAATGGTCTGCTAGAAAAGCACAGCTTGTAGCTAAGAAGTACAAGGCTGCTGGAGGTGGTTATAAATGAAAGCTTCTCAGAAGTCTTTAAAAGAATGGACAGAGCAGAAGTGGACAACTAAGTCTGGTAAGCCCTCTTCTAAAACAGGAGAGCGTTATCTTCCTGAAGCAGCCATCAAGTCTTTAAGCTCTGCTGAGTATGCTGCCACCACCAAAGCCAAGAGAAAAGGCACAGCAGAAGGCAAACAGTTTGTTAAACAGCCTAAGGCCATTGCTAAGAAAGTGAGCAAATTCAGATGATTAAAAGAGGCAGTGAAGAGTTTAGCGGGTATAACAAGCCTAAGGCTACACCGAAACATCCTACGAAGAGTCATGCTGTGTTAGCCAAAGATGGTGATACAGTTAAACTAATTAGATTTGGACAGCAAGGTGTTAGTGGTGCTGGTGCTAGTCCAGACACAGCTAAGGACAAGGCTAGGCAGAAGAGCTTCAAAGCTCGTCATGCTGAGAATATTAGTAAGGGTAAGATGTCTGCTGCATATTGGGCAGACAAGGTTAAGTGGTAACTAAAAGGAGAAACTATGGCTACCGATGCAGAAAAAGTTAAGATGTATAGAGAGAAGGCTAAAGACACTGCTGTTCCTCAAGAGGTGCGTAACACCTACTTGGACAGAGCCAATGAGCTAGAGCGTAAAGCCTTTGAAGCCACAAAGAAAGCTCCTACCCCTCCTACAAAGATGGCTAAGGGTGGTGTTGTTTCTAAGAAGCCTATGATTGCCATCATGATTGGTGTTGGTAAGCCAGCCAAAGCTCCTGTAAAAAAATCGCCTGTTAAAGCAGCCCCTAAAAAGAAGAAGTAAATAGAAAGATTGTTCAATGTATCTGACAAGTAACATCCCATATTTTAAATGTTGGGTTAGAAAAGAGTTTACGAATGGACATCAAAACTATCATGGAGAATACATACATGCATTAGCAGTGGCTGTTACCACCATTCCAGATAGGAGCTTGAGCTTTCAAGTTATCTTCACTGGTTGTGAAGCAGATGATGGTAGTCAAGCAAATGTACATGGTGGAGCAATGTGGGCGAGAATGCCTCTTGCTGCGTTAGTAGGTGATATACCTTTAGAGGTATGGCCTGATCGTATGATGAATCACTTGTCACAGCCTTGGGATTGTAATAGTTATAATCATTCCATCATTAGTCTGGAGAGAGCAAAGCCTTCTCCTTGGTTGTGTAAGATTAATAATGAATTTTTTACAGGTAGGTATTTGTTCACTGTTGACTATGCTGAGAGTAGTGTGTCTGAAGATCCTTCACAGCATAAACAGAGTCATGTGCTAATACTAACTGATGCGGGTAAATGGACTGGGAATATTGTGGCTTTGCCTAACAACCGAGTTCGAGTGACAAGTCCAGCCTATTGGCAAACAGGACAGGGTGCGCCTGATTTCAGGCCCAACCAACATATCTATTGTGCGGAGCAAGATGATTCGTATATGGATGCGGAAGAAACTTTCAACAATCTTTACAAGGAGCAAAAGAAATGATGAAATCTAAAATGATGGCTAC